ATTTCTTCTTTTGAAAGTGTGGCCCAAACTTAGGCTATTGACTGTAGAATATAACTATTCTATGCTTAGTGGCCTTTAGCCATTGCTACTGCAGTTGTATGTTGTCCAGGAGTTCGGATCATCACTGTGTTATTTCCTGTGTATTTGTGTGAGTTAAATATGAAATTATTTAAGTCAGGTAATACTACAGCAATTCCGTCATCAATTCTCAAAATCTTAGACGTATAACTTCCTCTCTCTTTTTCTATTATCAATTCTTCAGGTTTGATAACGAATCCACTACAGTCTTTCTCTTCTTCCGCATCTAGAGCAGTGTGCAGTAATAATTACGTTCGTATAGCTGTAGCATTTTGTATTCCATAAACCATGTTGGTGGAGTCATCCCCACCACGTTTTCCTTATTCTTCTGAGTAATCTAGTCTTGCTAGTGTAAAAATAATTTTGAAGAATATCTTAGTGATCATGGTGTTTCCAAAGGTGGTCAGCAGATCTCCTGATAATCGGGATCCTATCATTACGAGGAGGATTTTGAACTTGTCTTTGGTGTATATACTCTTAGCTGTACGTGAAGTCAACAACTTTAACACGTTCGCTAAGTGTTTCTCTTTGAATCCTTATTTAATCAGTTACGGATATAGTTTGTCGAAAACAGCTTTTATCATAGGAATTTCTACACTATATTTCCAGTATTGATCTATGGTGCTATCGTAAGCAGAGAAATCGGTTGATATTATATATTTTCTGCCAGCTTGGTGGTTTTCTGTCAGATATTAACACAACTATTTGTGGGTTGTGCCGTGAGAGTAATCTTTGAATTCCAATCCTGCTAATATATTGGCTATATTGGGTGCTATAAATGCTACACCTTCTCCAGCTGGTGGTTTCCCATCAATTCCTCTAGCTCTTTTGTTCGAACCTATCAAATAGCCATGTTCGATACTTTGATCTTGTTTTAGTTAGAATTCTTCATAAGCTTTTAGGAATAATGAATAGACTCTGGATTTGCATCGCATATCTGTCCTTTCATATTCTATACCTCGGGTGAAAGCGTCTTTTTTCTTTCTAGTCCAAGATAATTTGCTTTCGATCCACTCTTGTGCTGTCCTGTCGAATAGTTCTTGACTGGATTACATTTCCAATCTTCTATTCCATCTGTGTAAAATTGGGACCATTTCTCGCCTTATGAGGCGTTTCCATCTTCTAGATAGCGTAGTTCTAGGTTTGAGTTTTCTATCTGAAATCATGTGGTAGGCGTTATATATACTATTGTGATCTAAACAAAATGTTCTAGCTTAGTGATCATTTATAGATATGTGGAATCCAGTATGTTACGCTTTTCTAGATACTATAACAGATTCTTCATCAAATGCTAAAGCCTCTTTTCTAAATTATCTCTCTGAGACTTTCTCTTTTTCTATAGAGAACTCTATTTTTAGTAATTTTGGGTTTTCTAAGTTGATATGATGTTCAGGTTTTGGTTGTTTCACGACAAAATATTGATCAAGTCTTCCTAACCGAACTCTATAGATAGCATTGTTGAATACTTAAGAATAGGATCGCAGATGGCGTTAATCTAGGTGATCTCGTAGGTCAATAAGATACGTCTTATTTGAATTGATGCATCGTATCAAGTTGATACACACATATAATACAGCTGTAGCTATTTAAAATTTAGCGCTGGTCCTAGATACAAAGAAATTGTATATTATACAGAATATCTTGGAATCTGAGAAGTATGTTTAACATATCTTGGATGTAGAAAGACAGAGAAGAGTTGTTATTGGCTTTGCGAAAACTGGGATCATCCAATCCATCATTTAGTTGACTCTGAGTGAGTACTTACGTAATCCACGAAGTATGAATCTATTCATCCAGAATTGGTTAGTTATAGGATTGGTGAATAGTTGATCAGTCTGTTTAAGGAATTCATTGGTAAATGTGTTATCTGATTGTTACACGATGGTGGCATGGTGCATGATCGCAATGTTCACTTTATTTAATCTAGCCTGGACCATTTTGATAGCTGTCGTGTCTTTGGTTTGAAAGTGCCCACCCAGTAGCTATTCTATCTAAGGGAATCTGTATTATAGATCAAATTCTGTTTGATCTATGAATATTAACCTAGACGCTGACCATCTTCCGTAGAATATGTTATATTCATTTATTGTATTTTCAGTTAACAACACGGATTCTTTTAAGTTGGCATCAAGGGTTTCGTTAGGGTGGATGTATGATGCTCCATTTCCTGCAGCTCGAAAATTGACGCTGTTCTCGGAAGTTACTGAGATACCTTCTTCATCGGCTATGAATAGGACTGTCTTCCTCTTAGGGAACTACATCCCTGTTATCAAGAAATTGGTCCGTAATCCAGGGTTTTCTGTTCTCAAAAGGGACATAATGTCGTTAAATTACTTTGTGTTACAATACCAATACATATCATGGAGAAGTATAGTTATTTGATTTAATCCAGGTTCTTCTCGTAATTGTAAACGGAGTGAATCTAACAAAGCTTGGTGGTTGAATGTACCTTAGCATTTGTTCACAACTTCGTTAGTTTGGTTAACATAGGCAGCTTCAACAGTGATATTTGGGTGATCTTGAAAGAATTCTGCTGTGGATATTGCGTTTTGTCGCATATAATCTTCATCATTTTGAGTGACATTTTGCCTGTATAACAGAACCTTAGTGCTTCTAGCCACATAACTGGGGACACCCCTAGCTTCGATAATTTTTTACGCGAGCTTATACTTACTTTGTATGTCAACTAGTAATGTGTCGTTTAGTGGTTAGAAGTTCTTATCAGCGAACAAGTTTCTTATTGTTGCGCACCCAGCATGACTTGAGCAATTTCTGGCTTCAGTTATATATGCTGTCCTTTCCTCGTCTCCATTCAGGTTAGAGGCTACAAGAGATAATAGCTATTTCTTGAAGAATCTGCCTACTTTGCCTTATGATCGTTTGAAATTAGGTAAATCAGCTAAAGCTCCTAAGAACATCTTCTTGGTGCTCTCTTCATGGAGTAGATATTTCTATCTCTCCAAACTTTTCACCAATTTATCGTTGTATTGGTTCCTAGTGTAAATCTTTTTCATACACTTAGTGCAAATTTTCTCCTCCCTATTAAAAATCTCTGG